GGGGTGCCCACTACGGTAGTGCAGAAGGGTCCCGCTCGTTGCAAGGCAGTCAAACTTCACTTTCGATGTTGGCGACAAGCCATATGGAAGCCATTCCCTATCCAGCGTCCGAAGATAGCCGTTGGGCCCGAAGCCCTAAGGGTGGACTCTTCCAGCGAGCCACTGTGTACATCTGATGCCAAGCTGGCGACCAATGGACCGAGTCCATACGAAGGTTCGGCACGAGCAAGAGCCAGCCACTTGCCGTATAGCAAGCTCAACAGTTTCTCTTTCATTTGGGTTTGTGAGCCCAGAGGCTGTCCCACGGCGATGCAATGGACAACAGCCCCCTTTTCCAGGACTCCAGGGATGTGGCGCACCCGAGGAGGACTGGTGAGATTTTCCACCACAAGAATGGGGTCTAAACTGTCGCAGTCATCTGTTGACGGGGCACGCCAAGTTGACAGGAGTACACGCTGCCTGTGGCGGCAGAACAGCGTCTCGTTCTCTGTCCTTCCCAGTGCAGAAGAGCAAGGCTCAACCATGTAGGTCCCAAGAAACGAGTTCAAGGATAAACTGCACTGGCAGCCGCTGATCTCCCAAAAAACGAGGAAACCAGAGGAGGGTGTTCTTCATATAATTGAAAACACCTAAAATATAGCTCACCTTGTAGGATGCAAACAGCGCAAATTCTTACTGCCGCATACGCTTACTGTGGAGCGGGGTTGCAGGGCTCAGCCTCCTCTCCCGACACTCTCATCGCACGAATCATCGAGTGGGTTGCTCCAAAATTTGGCCGGAGCTACTTAGCTCCGGCCAGCTGCAGGTGAACACCTGCAGCTTTCAGGGCGAGCAGCGCAGACTTGAGTGTCTCTGCGTCGCTCTTTCCCTGAGGCACAACTATAACAGAGTCGTGCTCGTCCTTTGCACCTAGCGACGGGTGCTCGGGTCCAGTGAGTTCAGCACTCACTGGTTTTGGACTAAGCGGTCGCTTCATGTCACCATCGTCTGTGAAGTCTCGAAGTTTGGACTTCTTTCGGAAGGCATCTCTGTAGCGATTCAAGTCCGCCATAAGCTGGTCAAGGCCCTCAGCGTCCTCATCAATTGGTTTTCGAGTCTTGCCAAGGGCAGGGCCCGGAGGGAAACTCGCAGAGTACCCCCAAGAGATCCAGATTGCAAAATAGCTACTATTTGCTGGACCATGGGATTCTGATTGGTAAAACGGGGTGATGTTTGGATATTCATCTTTCATGTCAGTGACATCCCCGAAAGGCTCCGAGAGAGCAGCCGCTGCAAGATTGAACTCAGACGTCCCAGGATTTGCGTCCTGAAAGTTGAGGTCATAAAAGAACCCGAAGCTAGTTTCGCTCCTCCAAATGTATGGGGCCTCCTGAAGAAGTTTCATGTCGGAGGCGGATTCAGCCGGAGTGATGCTGGTGCTTACATGGAACCACAGACCCTTACGCAGGGGCTGAGGGAGCGAGCTCCAGGCAGTATTCCGGATGCGCGGTGCAAACCACGGGCCAGCGAGGTTGTGGTGGTAATCAACAGAAACGACACCTGAGGATGACCATTGTCCTGTTGGGACATTGAAATCTTCGGCGTCATCCCAGTACACATAACATGTGCCAGCTGGCGATGGTGGAGCAGGATTCACAGCCTGGTACAGTCGGACACGGAACTCTATCCACAGAGTCCCGGGACTGGACCCGGACAACGGAGCAGTTGCAAGGCTGTAGAGCTTGAATCTGCCCTGTGTTGTGAGCCGGGCGCCTGAAGAACCTTCGTAGATGTAGTATTCGGGTTCTCTGGGCGCTTTGGCTGGCAGATACCAATTTTTGGTTTGGGTGATCGCGGTGTCGAGCTTCACGCGCTTCTTGGCAGCATGGTCTGTGACTTGTGCAATGGTCAGGTCACCGGCGTTTTCCGTAACGTCGATGCGTTCAAGATCACGCTCCCAATAGGCAATGAGAGCACCATTCGTATTGTTTCCGACTGCGGAGTCGAACGTGATGGCGCAATACTGGAAGTCGTACCGCTCAAAAAGACTTGCAAAAGCATGAAGCCTTGCGTTGGTAACGTTCAGGGGGTTCAGGTCAAACTGGTAAAGCAGGGTACCTGGCGCTTTGTCTGAGTACTGCGCGGCAGGCATCGAGGCAAGGAAAGCACGGCCCTCCAGCACCATATGGTCATTGCTGGACTTGACCATGCGAAGTGAATTTTGTCCGTGGCCCTTGTACTCGTCTCGGACTTTGGTTTGCTTACCTCGCCCTTTTCCTGATTTCCCCTTCCCGGTTGCCTTGCGCCTCCTCTTAGGCCGGCCCTTTGCAGAACCTTTCTTTGAGGGGCGCTTAGCACCTTTGGACGAGCCTTTCTTAGACCCGCCCTTGGACTTCGAACTCATGTGAGTGTTGTTTGAGGAATTCACAGGTCCGATTTTCTTGCGCTCCCCGTCACGATCCTGTCGCTTGCGGAGTGCGCGCTTGTAATCGATCTCCCCCTGCTGGAAGAGGTCTTTTGATCTGCTCTCCAGGTATTGCTCGTAAGCTTTACCTAGAGGGGACTCGACGAAAGCTTCCTTAGCCTTCTCGAACCCGTCAGAGAGAGCTTTGGAAACGCTCTCTGGGAGGACGGGTCCACTGATGAGGGACGCCGTCTTTGTAAACAGTCACAGCGGTAGCCAGCCGCTGTTTCTGTCCACGCACTTGTTGTTGTTAGAGCGATGCCTTCGCTCTCTCAACAACCTCCCTAGATCAGAGGTCGAGAGGGAGTGGGAGAGGGACCTCATCGATCCCGCTCATGGCACCCGACCCTGTTCCTGCCTGGAAACCATACCACAGAGAGGCTAGTTCTGTGTCGGTGTGGAAACCAGTTAAGGCATTGTCCCATTGAGGGTAACCGCGATTGTCTTTGTGCAGTTCCATGTAGTCCAGACACATACGATTCAGCAGCTCTCGAGCCACTGGGTCTGTCCACGTTGAGGTCCGGATACTGCATAGACGTTGCATCAAACGGCATTGTTCCTCTAGGGTTGTGTTCTTCCGTCCTTTGTTTGGTCCCTGTTTGATCGATGAAATCACACGACCAATGTCCACAGAGATCCCCCACTGGCCAAACTCTTGGTCCCATGTGAGGATGAATGAGAGGAACGGAAGTTCAGAGTAGTGTTTCGGTACGGGCGAGGTAAACTCGACGACCTGACTGAAGTCATCAAAGAGCAGGTAAGCAATTCGCTCGATGCGGTACCCTTTGTCATAGTATTCTTTGGACACCGTTGCAATCACGTCGTCTCCCAGCACAAGGGGAGCCACGTTGTTCCAGAACTCAGAGAGTTTAAACCCAAGTCTTTTCCACACATACATGAACCTTGTAATGACACAAAAGGTGTTCAAGATGGCGGTCAAGTATTGTCCACTCAGATTACCACCCTCTCCTCGGAAACCCTTGTAGTAGCAATTTCCATCTGGTAGCACTAGCACTGTATAGACGACAGCGAGCATCAGGTTGGTGAATCTTCGAACATTTTCAACACTCTTGTCCTTCATCAGGTTGCAAAAGAGTCGAATGAAGTTCCTCACTTCAAGCTCGGAGACGGAACCATCCATTTTGCCGAAGTCAACTGAAAAGCCGTATTTGTGCTTGTCCAGGTGGGAGGCCATCCTTTGCGATCCACCCTTGGTAGGGGTGAGGAATAAGGCCATCCCGAGGTACATTGGATTTTGGGCGATCCTCTGGCAGAAGTCAAATGACATCATTGCCAGGCAGAAGAAATGCATAGCACACATGGCATAGATCACCCTCTGCCTACCCTGAGAAAGTTTTTTCGCCGACAGCAGCTCGTCCTTGCCGTTGACTTGGGTTAGCAGTTTCGGAATTTTGTTTGGTAATTGCTCCCAAAAGGAATTGAGAGCTTCGACGCACGCAGTGCGTTCCAGGAATTGTTTCTTGCTGCCTATCCCGATCATGTTCCACGGGGCCCCAGCGTCCTTGCTGAGGTCAGATTTCGAGATGGCCTTCTCCAAAGGCACGACGCAATGCCCAAGGAGATAAGGCACGCACCTTTTCTCGTAAGATTTCCAGACTTTGTCAAGTGCGTTCAGTTTCTGCACATCAAAAATTGCCGGTTTGGTGTACAGAAATCTAGACGTAGCAGCATAGATTCTGTTGAGTTGTTGGCCGCACATCACTCGGCCGTCATCGAGGGCTAGCTCCTCTTTT